ATAAAGACCTTTATTCAAGCTAATACCTTCAGCCGTGAAGATATAGTTCCCCGGCGTCGCCGCCGTGAACTGCGCCAGAACAATTGGATCGGAGGTTGAAGCGGCCGGGGAATCATAGACCGCGACCGTAACGGACGTGCCGCTAGAAGCAAAAATGCCCTTCAGCTTGGCCAGACCGACCTTAAGCTGGGTAGATGCTTCGATTTCCTGATAATAAGCCATTTTTGCTCTCTTAGGCTAGGAACTTAAGTTTATACAGCGTGCTGAGATATAAGTCCACGATCCCGTCGATAATGTTCTGAATCGCGCTGTCGTCTTTATACTCTTTTCGAGCTTCTTCGATCTCTTTCAAAGAATCTTCAAGAAATTCAACGACATTGTTGGTCTTTTTAGCCGAATGCAGCGTGATCGGGCCGATTAGGCCGTGCCGGCCCTGATAGGCTTCCGCCAAGTCGTCAGCCAAGTCGATGACTTTGCTGTAAAAACCGCCTAAAGCCTTATGTTTAGCGTAAGACCGCGTGTTGAGATGCACGGAATGAGTCACATCGCGCGCCAGAAAGAGGTGTCCGATCAGATCCGCGCAGCTCATTGACCAATCTCCCGCATCGGTGCGCTACCCGGCACCAAATCACCTGTGTCCAGAGCCGCCGCAATGGTGCCCTGCACGATGTCTTGAATCTGTTCTGGCGACAGACCCGCCTGCATGGCCGAAAGACGCTTGGTTTCGGCGTCATAAGCCTTGATCTGCGTGTTTTGCTCGTCAATGGCCAGTTTTTGCATCTCATACGACTGCATGAGCTGCTGGATCTGGGCGTTGGTCTGCTCCATTGCCTGCGCCATCTGCTCCATCTGCATACGCATGGCCTGCGCTTCCGGCGACTCGTCGGTGTCTTGCAGAACCTTCGGGTCAAGCATCTTTTCAAAGCGCTTGGCCATCGTCTCAGATCCTGGCCAGTCCATGTTCTTGACGAACAGATCACCCGCAACCGACCAGAGCGCCGGGTTTGTCTGGAGGATCTGGCCCATCGTGTCCATCGCCTCCTGCTTACGGGTCATGTAGCTGGGGCCAGACGACACATGCACGTCATAGGTGCCGACGTTCGGGTTGTAGATCTTCATGATCTCAATACCCTGTTCGTCGACGATCTTACGCACCGCCTCCGGCTGCGCCGGATTGATACGCGCCATGCCGACTTCGCCCTCGACATTGATGATACGGGCGACGCGCTGCGTGTCGTAGATCTTCGGAATCAGATCGACGAGCTGCCGCGCGACATACTTGATCGCCCGCGCGAGGTTGTCGACATAATGATAAGTACTCGTGTCGCCTTGCCGCTCCCGAGCGAGGATCGCACGACCCGTCCGCTCGTTGGAAGTCGCCCCAATGCTACTATCGTACTGGCCAGTGGTCGACTTGATGTCTTCGCCAGCCCCCATCTTGGCTTGAATAAGGCCCGTTTGAGCCATCGGAGGCTGGGCGCGTTCAGGTAGCGGTAACGGGTTTCCTGCGCCATCAGTAACGTCCGGGTTAACTTCAAGATACGGCCAGTTGTTCGTATTGGCCGTTTTCCAGTTGGTTTCATAGCCTTCAAACTGGCCGCCATAGCCAATGAACGGCGCTTTAGGGGCCAGCGCCAGCATTTCCGCTTCTTGGCTGACCCAGTAGTTATACATACGCTGCGCGTCTTTAGCGTTGCGCACCAGACCGCTAATGTAGATCTGACCGTCGACCTCGAACTCGTTGCCGACAACGCGGATCACGGGGATATATTTACCCGCCCACTCACGTTCTTCCAGCACCTCATAGCCATTGGTCTTGATCCACATGACCCGGCGACGGTCGCTCTCGCGGCTGCGCAGCGGCTTGCCGTAGGCGGCCTTGAGGCGCTTGTCCTCCGGCGTGCCATCGAACGCCGTGATGTTATCCGGGTAGAGATTGAGCTTGTGCTTGCGATGCTCAACATAAAAATACTCAGCGATGCGGACAGTCTCTTGGCTGACCCACATGCTCAACGTCTGGTCGCCCACACCCTGCGACTGCATACCCGTCACGGGCGTTGCGTCAGGATACATGCGCTCGTATTCGGCTTTTGGGATGTCTTCCGTAATGAAGCACCATTCCGCGTCCTGACCGCACGGGTCTTGGATCATTGGGTCCATGTAGACGCTGAAGCTGCTACGCACGCGACCGATCTTAATGTCCTGCTCGAAAGAATCTTCTTTCGTGTATTCCGTCAGGATGCGGATATAGCCTTCGCCGTATGTGACTTGGTTGTCGCAGGCCGTGTCATAGGCTACGTCGGCGTCGGACATATACTCGATGTGCCGCACGATACCGTCGAAGATCTCCGCGACCTCCGGGTCGGCGTTGTCATCGGCGGGGATGACCCGCGCAGTCGGACGGTTCTGGCGTTGCTCGTTCGTCACGAGTCTCACGTGCTGCGGCAGCTTGTTGATCGTCAGGCACGGCCGCGCGTTGATCGTTTGGCCCTGCACCGCGCCGCGTGTCGCCAGCACGTCCGCCGGCCACTGCCACGCGTTGTCCGGCGAGCCTGCCATGAACCGCAGATCGTCTAGCTCGTCTTCGCGTGAGTCAGAATAGGCCGCTTGCGCCACCGTAAAGCGGTGACGCATGGTCGCCAGACGATCCGTGTCGTCGGCCTCGCTGACCTTACCGGCCGCTACGACATCATCACTTGCCACAAGATTTGCCTTTGCTCATGGACGGCTTCTTAGCCGCAGCGCGCTTCGTCGAATACGCGATGGCGACGGCCTGCTTGACAGGTCGTTTAGCTTCTTTTATCTCTGTTCGCACGTTTTCTCTAAACGCTTTTTTGGAGGCGCTTTTGACTAAAGGCACGGTTCGCTCCCGCGAAAGAGTAACGATTACCTGCAAACATTGTAAGTCGCTGTTTACAGTGGCGAATTACCGAAAAGATACGGCTATTTATTGTAGCCGAAGCTGTCAGGCATTGGACGCGCGGCAAGAGACTACCACGATTTGCGAAGAATGTGGAACTCAATTTACGCATATAGCAAGCAGAGCCAATAAAGCCAAATATTGCAGCACAAAATGCTACCATAAAGCAATGAACCGAAAAGGTTCCATTGAGCATACTTGCGCGCATTGCGGCACAAAATTTATGGATTCGCCGTCGCACAAACGAAAATATTGCTCGCGCGCTTGCGTAAATAAAGCATCTAAAGATGTCTGGAAACCTACCTTCACAACAGTTCGCAAGAAGATGGAAAAGCGGCAACTTCTCATAAAGTGTGAACGATGCGGTTACGATAGTGAACCTCGCATATTAGGCGTTCATCATAAAGATCGGGATAGGACTAATAACGAGATGTCTAACCTCGAAGTTTTATGCCCTATCTGCCATTCTCTTGAGCATATGAAACATACGCCGCATGGGTTTAAAGAGTGATCTCAATGTCCCATCCATCCTGAAGAGGCTGCGTTGCCACCATAGCTTACGCGCGGTCGGTTGTCTACGCGCGCCTCGCGGTGCGCCACAGGATACGCGAACGTCACGGCGATAGCGTCGGCGGCGTCGGGGCTGGCCAGCCCTCGCGCCTTCATGTCCTTTTTACTCTCTAGGAATATAGTCCCTTTACTGTCTGGCTTCATCATCGGGCCGGTCAGGTCGGACTTGAGGAATCGGTCGTTTGGGATGCTGGCCGTTTTCAGCCACTCCCGCATGGCGTGCCACATCTCGGCCCGCTTGTTCCCGAACATGACCGGCTTGGTGGATCTCATGCCGAAGTTGACGCCCCGGATCTTATACCGTTGCTCCTTCAACCGGTCGACGACGCCCGCGCCTAGTCCGCCCTCGTCGATCACCACCAGCGCGGGTCTGAACTCTTCGATGATCTCAATGACCCTGCCGACCACCTCCATCGTGTCGTCGCCCCTGTAGCGGCGTATGCCGATGATGTCGCGGCCCTGCCGGATGGCGATGACCGTAGCGTCCGCCCCGAACCGCGCCGGGTCGACGCCCACGATTATCGGCGCTGTCTGATCCTTCTGTGGTGCGCGTGTCTGCGCCTCCATGACCAGTGATGACGGTATGAACTGGTCATCTGATGCGTTCGGGAAGGCTCCGTAGACCTCCACGTGAGCCTGAGCGCTGTCGGGGCCGTATTCGTCGATAATCTGCTGATAGACTGCCTTATCAGTGCCCTCCACGCTTCTAGCGTCAACAACCTTGTTTCGCCAGAACTCGCGCTTGCTGTTGAAGCACTCGTAGAAGTATCCGCTGTTACGGCGGGGGTTGCTGAAAGCAAGCCAAAAACGATTAGGAGTGTTCTCTGTAAAGAAGCCACTGGCCACCGCCCAGATAGAGTCATCAATACCGCTCGCCTCGTCGAACACCAACATGACGCCCGCGAAGTTATGCACGCCCGCGTAACTGTCAGGGTTCTCGGCCGACCACAGCCGCCCCTCTACGCCCCAATAGCGCGTGCCCAGCTTCAGGTCGCGTTCCACCAGCTCCGCAATCCACTTGGCCGGCAGCACTCGCGTCGCGGACACCTCGAACCAGTGGCTGTTAAGGCACATGCTGAGCCACTTAGTTATCTCGGCCCAGGTGACGCTGCGTAGCTGCGCCTCTGAGTTGGCCGACACGATGGTCGTCGAGCCGATCCTGGTCGTCAGCATCCAGATCACGAGCCATGAGACGAGCGCGGATTTGCCGATACCGCGCCCGGATGACGTGGCCATACGGAAGGTTTCGAAGTTTCGAGACAGCGTAGCTGGATCGATGTCGCGGTCGCCGTTTGTTTTGATGTGGTCGCGCAGGTCTTGCAAGACCTCAAGCTGCCATTTGCGCGGGCCTGTGAAGTGTTCCAGCGGCGTGCCGGGTTTACCCCACGGGAACGCCAGCCTCACGAACGCTACCGGGTCGTTCTTCACCTGCGCCGACCATAGCGTCGCCATCAGCTTCTGCTCTTCGTCCGCTGAGTAGATCGG